TGAGCCGATTTAGGCAGACGCTTTTTCCACAGGCCGCCCGGTGCGGCTTTTCTTGTTTCCACGGTTCAAAAGGAGGTCTGGACGTGGCTGACCTGGTGAGTGCCGCTAGGAGCGGAAACAGGCGCGACACGCTGGAGGCGCTGCGCGACAAGATCGCGTCGAGCATCCAGGACTGCGAGAGCGGACGCGACGTTGCAGCGCTCTCGAAGCGTCTCATGGAAGTCATGGGCGAGTTGGACGCGCTGCCGAGGCCGTCCGACGGCGACGGGCTCGCGGAACTCCAGGAGATGTATGGCTAGGCTGGGCAACCAGCAGCCGACCTGGGAGCACGTGGGCGAGTACGAAGCCAGCGCGGGAGAGGTCGCATGCGACTACTTCTCGAAGCACGGCGCGAGGTTCTACGACAGCCAGAAGCTCGAGTTCGAGCTGATGCTGGCGAGGGACGAGCGCGGCGGGTTCGCGGCGAAGTCGCTGTGCATCACCAAGCCGCGCCAGAACGGCAAGAGCTACGCGGCGCGCTGGTACGCGCTTTGGATGGCGATGGTCTGCGGCAGGCACGTGCTGTACAGCGCGCACCACAGCCGCACGAGCCGCGACATGTTCAAGCAGATCGTGGACATGGTCGAGGCCGACGAGACCTTCGTGCAGCAGGTGGACAGCATCTACCGCGCCGGCGGCTACGAGGGCGTGTACTTCAGGAACCTCGGCTGCATCGAGTTCCAGACGCGAACCAACAGCGGCGGGCGCGGCGGCACCTACAGCGTCATCATCATGGACGAGGCGCAGGAGCTGACGCCGGCGCAGCAGGACGCGCTGCTGCCGACGGTCTCGGCGGCTGGCGAGATAGCGGAAGGCCACAGCGAGCCGCAGAAGGTCTACATCGGCACGGTGCCAGGGCCAGAGTGCCAGGGCACGGTGTTCCGCGAGATGCACGATCGCGTCCACGCGGGGCAGTCCGACGTGTGGTGGCTCGAATGGGGCGCCACGGGCGAGACGCTCGAGGACGTGGACGTTGACGACGTTGACCTGTGGTACGCCTGCAACCCCGCGATGGGGCGCAGGATGCGCGAGTCCACGGTGCGCGACGAGCACGACACGATGACGCGCGACGGCTTCGCCCGCGAGCGGCTTGGCTGGTGGTCGCCGACCGCTGGCCGCCTGGATTACGTGTTCGACGCGCAAGCCTGGGACGCATGCGCCACCGACGACGAGCCGAGCGGCGACGTGTGCTACGGCGTGAAGCTGTCGCCCGACGGCTCCGAGGCCGCATTGTCCGCCTGCTGGCGCGGAGACGTTCCGCACTTCGAGCTTGTGGACTACCGCGACGCGCGCAACGGCTTCGGCTGGCTGGCCGACTGGCTGGACGCCCGCTCCGACAAGTGCGCGATGCTCGCCGTGGACGGGCGCAACGCCGACGCGCTGACCAGCCGCCTGGAGAACTACAGGCAGCGCCAGCTGCACGTGATGCGCACGTCCGACGCGATAGCCGCCGCCGCCATGATGGTGGACGGCGTGCGCAGCGGCACGGTGACGCACTACGGGCAGGCCGAGCTGGACGAGCAGGCCAAGAACGCCGTGCGCCGCAAGGTCGGGCGCGACGCCTGGTGCATCGGCGGCGAGCAATCTACTGCAATCGAATCGGCGGCCTGCGCGCTGTGGGCCGCGAAGAACGCTAAATGGAAACCCGGACGGAAGGCGAGAATCGGATGATTACGCAAGGTCTCAAGGCGCTCAAGGACGCGCAGGGGCTGTCCGCCGAGCAGCGCGGCACGGTCGCCGAGCTGGCGGACGTGTACGAGAAGGTGCTGCGCCGCAACGCCGAGCTGGACGAGTATTACGACGGCAAGGTCTACGTGCCCGAGCTTGGGCTGACAATCGACCGCGCCGATTTCAAGACAGCGAGGAGCGCCATAGCGTGCTACTGGCCCGAGAAGGTCGTGGACGCGCTGGCCGACCGCATCAGGCTGCGCGCGGTGACGGACGGCACCGAGGACGGCCTCGCTTCCGCCATCGTGGACGAGAACAACGTGGTCGGGCAGTACGATGGCTTCCTGCTGTCCAAGCTCAAGCACGGCGTGATGTTCGCAACCGTGGGCGCGCAGGGCGGCGGCAAGCCACCGCTCGTGCGCTTCCACTCCGCGAAGACGGCGGTCGCGCTGCCGCCCGACGACATGGCGTACGGCACCATCGGCGCGGGGCTGGCAATCGCGCGGTGGGGCAAGACCGACTCCATGCTGGCCAAGCACGTGCCGGTTGCCGTCAACCTCTACGAGCGCGACATGACCACCGTGCTCGTCTACGACGGCGACCAGTGGAAGGTGGACTACTCCACGCGCAGCGCCGGCACGCCGATGATGTTCGCGTTCGTCCACAAGCGGACGGGCGAGAAGCCGTTCGGCAAGTCGCGCATCACGCGCTTCGTGCAAGGGCTGACGCAGTCCGCCGTGCGCGTTCTGTGGGACGCCGAGGTCTCGGCTGCGCTCTACGCCATGCCGAAGGACGCGATCATGGGGCTGTCTGACGACCAGTACGACGCGATGCTGTCCAATAAGCAGAAGGCGTACATGGACACGCTGCTGCTCGGCACGACCAACGACGACGGCGGCACGCCCGTGTTGCAGCGGCTGACGGCCAACTCGCCCGAGGTGTACCGCACGCAGCTCAACATGCTCGGCGCGCAGCTGTCGGGTGCCACGGGCACGCCGCTCAACTCGCTGGGCATCGTCCAGGACAACCCGTCGAGCGCCGAGGCCATCCAGGCTTCGCGCGAGGACATATGCCTGATTGCCGAGAACGACATACAGGGCGACCGCGAGTCGATGCGGGCGCTCATGCGCTGCGCGGCGGCGGTGGCGCGCAACACGACGCTGGACGGCTTGACGGCCGCCGAGAGGGACGTGCGCGCGGCCTACGCCGAGCCGATGCTGAACAGCCGCGCGGCCATGGCCGACTTCGCCGTGAAGTTCGCCAGCGTCCGCGATGGCTTCGGCAAGACCCGCACATGCGCCAGGATGATGGGCATGGACGAGGACGCCATCGACGCGCTCGAGACCGAGGAGCGGCGCAACCGCGCGAACCTGATGGTGGACGCGCTGATGGGCGAGGAAGATGACGACCTATAACGCCGCCGAGCTGGAGGTTTACCAGCAGTGGGTGCTCCGCGCGCAGCGCAACGCCACCAGGCGCGCGCAGTCGCAGGTCAAGAAGTGGTTGAAGGCGCACCCGAACTGGGAGGCGGCCGAGCTGCGCAACGCGGTGACCGAGATAGTCCAGGAGGTCGTGGGCGAGTACGGCGAGTACGCCTCGTCCATCGCGTGCGACCTCTACGACGCCTGCATGGGCGCGAACTACCCGCTCGCCGAGATGTGGACGGGCGACAACTCCGACAAGGTCGCCAAGGCCGTCCGCTACCAGCTGACGAAGGCGCTTCACGGCGATGACGGGGGCTTCGTGGAAGCAGTTGGCGAAATCGCGCACAACTACGTGCGCAACGCCGTGAACGAGACCGTGCGCCAGAACGTCGAGCGCGACCGAGCGCACAAGGTCATCGGCGGCATCGGCGGCGGCATGGACATGCCGAGCGCCTACCCGTCGAGGGCGCACAGGGCTGGCACGCGCCAGTCCCGCGCGCTCGATTACGGCGACGTGGCGTACGCGCGCGTGCCGACTGGAGCCAGGACGTGCACGTACTGCATGATGCTCGCGTCGCGCGGCTTCGCGTACCACTCGGAGTCCACCGCGAAAGCGGGCGACCACCGCCAGTGCGATTGCCTGATCGTCCCCGGGCGGTTCGGCATGGACAGCATCGGCGGCATCGACAAGGACGCGCAGTACAAGGCATGGCGCGACATGGAGGCGCTAGACGCTTACGCGGCCGCGCATCCCGACGAGATGGACGCCAAGGAAATCGAGCGCCGCAAGCAGGAGATCATGGGGCGCTACGACGGCCTGACGCTCTCCGACCAACCTGGCGAGGTCCGCAAGCACGTGTCCACGAGCGGCGGGCCGTCCGCATGGTACGAGGCTCGCTCGCGCATGGGCAAGTACTACGACGCCGACGCGAACGCGATGACGTAAGGAGCACTCATGCGAATACTCATCGAGGTGCCCACCTACGACGGGCGAATCTCGCAGGCGACCAGCGAGTCGCTGTGGCGGATGGACCTGTGCGGCCACGACGTGGACTACAAGCCGCGCAGCGGCTACGGGTGCGCCATGGCGCGCAACCGCATCGCGGCCGACGCGCTGAACGCGCACTACGACTACGTGCTGATGGTGGACAACGACATAGCGCTGCCGCGCGACGCGCTCCGCAACCTGTTGGAGCACGACGTTGACTTCGTCATGGGCTACTACCTGAACCGCTACTCGCGCGGCGAGAGCCGCTTCACGACCGTTTACAAGCCAGCTTGGAACTGGCAGATGTACGAGATGGGCGAGCTTCGCGAGAAGCGCGAGGGCGGCGAGCACCTGATACGAGTGAAGGGCGGCGGCCTCGGCTGCGCGCTCATCCGCACGTCGGTGTTCGAGCGCGTCGAGTTCCCGTGGTTCGAGTGGGTGGACCAGGCGCGCGAGAAGATGGACGTGGCCGATGCCTACGAGAGCCGCGACGCTTTCGTCTCTGGCGGCGAGGACATAACGTTCTGCATACGTTGCGAGAACGCCGGCATAGCGATACACGCAGACACGCGCGTCGCATGCGGCCACGAGTTTCGGGAGGTCAAATGGCCAGAGTGACGAAGCACGCCGCGTACTGCGGCACGCGCAACATCTACGGCGACATGGAGACCTCCGCGAAGTCGCTCGTGGCGAACAGCGACGTGGGGAAGGTCCACTTCCTTATCGAGGACTCGGATTTCCCCACGGAGCTGCCCGACATCATCGAGTGCCACGACGTGAGCGGCCAGGTGTTCTTCGGACCCGACGGCGCGAACATCACGAGCGGGTTCACGTGGATGGCCATGATGCGATCCGCGCTGTGCCACGTGCTACCCGATGTGGACAAGGTGCTGTCGCTCGACGCCGACCTCGTGGCACTGCGCGACGTGTCGCGCGTATGGGACATACCGCTCGACGGCTGCTACTTCGCTGCGGCGCACGAGTGGCACCGCTCGACGGAAGACGCTATCTACACGAACCACGGCGTGGTGCTTTACAACCTCGCGAAGATGCGCGACGGAAAGGCCGACGAGATAATCGCCGAGCTGAACGCCAACAAGCACACCTGGGTGGACCAGGACGTCGGGAACCTGCTGTGCCAGGGCGCCATCTTCGACATGCCGAGCGAGTACAACAGCAACTACTGGACGGACAAGAACGCGCCCGGCGCGCGTATCGTCCACTTCGCCGGCATGAAGCGGGCGCAGTGGATAGAGAAGCCAGAGGTCATGAAGTACCGCGACATGCCGTGGGAGACGGCGCTGTGGATGCACGGCCTGCACGGGTAAGGCTTACAACTTACAACGATGAACCAAGCGCCTGCGGGCGCTTTTTTCATGCCCGACGCGGGGGCTTACCGCGGTCAATGACGACAGCCAAAGGCTGGGAAAGGGGCGCACATGCCCGAGAGCACCGAGAACACCATGACGGTGGACAACGCCACGCAGGGCGCACCTGCGGAACCCGAGCGCACGTTCACGCAGGCGGAGATGGACGCCATCATCGGCGACCGCCTTAAGCGCGAGCGCGCCAAGTACGCCGACTACGACGAGCTGAAGACCAAGGCGACCGCGTACGACGAGGCTGCCGAAGCGTCCAAGAGCGAGTTGCAGAAGGCGGTCGAGGAACGCGACAAGCTCAAGGCCGAACTGGACAAGATCGCGGCAGAGCGCGAGCACGCCGAGAAGGTGGCGAGGGTCGCTGCCGAGAAGGGCGTGGACGCCGCGCTGCTGGCGCGCATGTCGGGCGACGTCGAGGAGAACGCCGAGTTCCTCAAGAAGCAGATGGAGGCGCTGCCGAAGTACGAGCCCGTCCACGACGCGGGCGAGAAGGACGTGGCGGCTCCGAAACCACCCGAAATCCCGAAGATTTTCTAGGAGGAACAAATGACCCGCATTAATTCACTGGACGTACTGCTCACTACCACGGGCTACGACTACCTCGCCGAGAAGTACGGCAACGTCATCGAGAACGTCCAGAAGCGCTGCATCTCCACGCAGCTCAAGAACAATAACCTGTCCGGCGACCCGAACGCCGGCACCCTCGAGGCCAAGCGCTTCGCCAACAAGACCAGCCAGAACTACGGCACCGCACGCGCCGGCCACGCAGGCCAGGCCGTCAAGGCCACGCCCGTCACCGTCCCGGTGAACGTGGACAAGGAAATCGTCGTCGAGATCGAGAACAAGGACATCTCGCTGTACGGCGTCGACGGCCTCGTCGAGCGCGAAGCCGCATCCGCCGAGAAGGCCATGGTCCGCGAGCTCGAGCGCGCGTTCTTCGCCGAAGCCGGCACCCAGGGCCAGGCGTTCACGCCGACCGCCCAGACCGCCGACGGCATCATGGAAGAGCTAATCCAGGCCGTCGAGACCGTCGAGAACGACTTCGTGGACGGCGTCGAGCGCGACATGATCGCCGTCGTGTGCAGCCCCGCCACCTACGGTGCGCTGCGCGGCTACTTTGACAAGGTCGAGGACGGCGGCGCCCACGGCGAGTCCATCGGCCTGTTCCACGGCGTGCGCGTGTTCAGCTCCATCTACCTGCCCGAAGGCGTGAACGCCATCGCCATGGCCGAGGGTGCCGTCGCGCAGCCCGTCAAGGTCAACAAGTACGGCGCAGAGCGCATCCCGCTGTCCAACGCCGTCGCGCTCGACCTGTTCTTCAGCTACGGCTCCAAGGCCGTCGCCGCCGACCTCATCCAGGTCTACGGCTCCGCCACCACGACGACCGGCGCTTAACCATGAAAGCCGAGGTCATCAGAGCCTTCTACGACCTCGAGACTGGACTCGGCTGCGTGCCCGAGAACACCTACCAGCCCGGTGACGTGTTCGAGGGCACTGCCGCCAGGGTGAACGGCCTGGTCGAGAAGGGCTTCGTCAAGAAACTGCCTGCTCGCAGGCGCAAGGCCGAAACGAAGGAGTAGCGCCATGAGCTACGCGACCAAGAACGAGTACCTCGCGGTGTACGACACCGACATGACGGACGAGCGCCTGGTGGCGTGGCTCGACCGTGCCGCCGACTGGCTCGACGTCCAGATGGGCGACCGCCTGGACGACGAGGACGAGCGGCAGCAGGAGGCGCTCAAGTACGTCAACATCGAGCTGGTGAAGCGCATCGACGCCAGCCCCATGGCGGGCATGGGACTCGACAGCTACCAGCAGACCGCGAACGGCTTCCAGGAGTCGTTCAGCTACCACGACTCGGCTGGCGGGTTCAACCTGCTGCCGTCCGAGCGCAAGATGCTCGGGCTCGGCTCGTCGATAGGCTACGCGTCCTGGCTCGGGGGCGAGTGACATGCGGCGCGTGTTCGACGGCGAGACCGTCTACGTGGCCGTGAGGTCTGAGACGACGACCACGACGACCGCTTCCACCGACCGTTTCAACAACGAGGTGGCCAGCTGGGAGCAGCCCGTCACGGTGGAGCACGTGCTCGTTAACGACGCGACCGACGACGACCAGACCCACACGCGCCCGGACGGGATAACGTGCGTCTACAAGATGGCGTTCCCGTACGACTGCAACCTGGACCTGCGCGGCGCGAAGGTGACGGTGCGCGGGCTCGAGCTGCACGTCGCGGGCATACCGACTCACGGCCCCAGGCTGGAAGCCAATAAGTACAACATGATCGTGCGGGCAGGCGTCCACGATGGCTAGCGGCATCTATGGCGTCAAGATAATCCCGAGCGGCATCGAGCAGGTGTTCAAGTCTGGCGGCATGCGCTCGGCTCTCGAATCGGTTGTCGCTCCGATAGCCGCATCGGCAAACGCGAACTTCGGTCTCCGTGCCGGCGACCGCGTGCCGATGAAGCTGAAGAACGGCACCGTCCAGGACGTCAAGTTCGACGGCGTGCCGAGGATACCGCCGTACGGCCACCACGTGGACTTGGGCGACCACACCTACATCGGCAAGGTCGTGTGCAAGACCGCGCTCGGCGCTTACGACAACTCAATCAACAACACCATCATGAAATCGAGGTGACGCGCATGCGCTCGGTACTTGAGGAGGTAGTCACGTACCTCGCCGCCGAGCTGGACGTTCCAGTTTCGGCGCAGGCACCGGCGACGAGGCCGACCAGCTTCGTCGTGGTCAGCCCAGTGGGAGGCTCGTCCAACGCCGACGAGCGCCATCCCGAGTTCGCCGTCCAGTCGTGGGCGAGAACCTACGACGCGGCGGAGAGCCTGGCGCGCCAGGTGTGCGACGCGATGCTCGCGAACCGCTCGATGTCGGGCTTCACGGAGCCCGTGCCGCTTGGCTACGACGGCACTCACAGGTGGTTCCAGTCCGTATTCACGATGGACGCGCTCTGGTAGCGCGACAACCCCGTAAGGAGGAATAAATGGCAGCATCCAACACGGGCCTCGCGACGTTCGGCCGTCCGAACGACGAGACCTACTTCTCGGTGGCGCTGGTTTCGTCCAACCCCACCATCCCGACTACCTCCGACGCCACCCTCTCGGGCTACGAGACCGTGCGCGTGTCGGAGGACGGCATCACGCCTTCCGTGGACCTCGGCAAGGCCGACCCCGCGAAGGACTGGGCAGGCAAGGACGTGCTCAGCTCGCCCGCATCGCCTAGCGCCACGCTGGCCGTGCCCATCATCGACAACTCGGCGGCAGCCGACAAGCTGCGCTACGGCGCCGACAAGGTTGACGCCAACGGCAACGCCGTGTTCGACGGCACGACCGACGCCTGGGTGGTCATCATCGACGAGCTGCACAACGACGAGTACGGCGACCCGAAGTCGCTCGTGCGCTACGTGTACCCGAACTGCGTCCCGCAGGAGATCGCGTTCGGCACGCACTCCAAGGGCAGCCTGATCGTGGACACCGTCACGTTCCAGGCACTGTTCGACGAGACCATCGGCGGCTACTTCAAGAAGCTGGCGCCAGTCTCCACGACCACTACGACGGGAGCGTAACATGGCCGATTTCACCATCGAGAAGCCCGTCCCGTTCGTCGTCGAGGGCTTGAACGGCACCTACGAGCTGCCGCGCTTGCGCAACCTCAACGCCGACCAGATCGAGGGCATGACCGACATCACGAAGCTCGAGCTCGCGGACAAGCTGCGCGTCGTGCGCAAGTTCCTGCTCGGGCTGTGCCCCGAGCTGGAATCAGAGCCGCTCAGCGACATGGGCTACATGAGCCTGTTCAACGCCCTGGCAGAGGGCAGCGGCATCACGATGGGGGAATCTTAGGCGTTGCCGAGGTTCTTAGATACCACGGCGACGCACTCGACTTCGATTTGTTCGACAGGTGGCGCGTGAGGCTGCGCGACGTACCGCACACGATAGGCTGGGACGCCGTCGCGCTGTTCATCCGCCACCTGCCGTACGACAGCGAGCTCGTCAGGGCCATGTCGCCGCGTGCGCGGTGGAGCCCGGAGATGCACATGATAGCCAACGTCGCGGACATGCTCGGCGGCCTTTTCGCCAAGGACTACGAGCCGATGCCGCGGCCTGGCGACGTGCCTAAGTTCTCCACCGCCGCGCCCGTGACGCAAGACGGCTACGACGAGAAGCTGGCTAGATTCAGGAAGGAGGCGTCGGGTGGCTGATGCCGTAATCGGCAGGGGATACCTGCAAGTCGTCCCGAAGATGGACGGCAACGCGCTCGGGAACGAGCTGTCGAAGGCTGGCAAGACAGGCAGCTCGACCTTCTCGAAATCATTCTCGAGCGGCATGTCCGCGAGGGCTGTCGCAATCGGCAACATCATGTCGTCCGCGTTGATAAAAGGCGTCGAGACCGCGTCGAGCCTCGCCAGCAAGCTGTTCTCCGACGCGTTCACGAACTACTCGACGTTCGAGCAGCTGTCCGGCGGCGTCCAGAAGATATTCGACGACATGGACACCTCGCGCGTCTTCCAGGACGCGAACAACGCCTGGCTCGACCTCAACATGAGCGCGAACGAGTACATGGCGACAATCAACGACGTTGGCGCGATGTTCAGCGCGACGATGGGCGACGAGGCGGCCTACGACACGGCACGCCGCGGCATGAAGGCAATCAGCGACTACTCGTCCGGCACGGGCAAGAACCTCGACCTGCTCAACGAGAAGTTCGCGATGATAACGCGCTCGACTTCGAGCTACCAGTCAATCGCCGACCAGTTCAGCGGCATCCTGCCGGCGACGTCCAAGGACTTCCTCGAGCAGGCCAAGGCCGCTGGCTATCTGTCCGAAAGCTACGAGAAGCTGACGGACGTGCCGATAGACGAGTACCAGAAGGCGCTGGTCGCCATGCTCGAGAAGGGCACCGAGGAACTCGGGCTCCAGGGGAACACCGCCGAGGAGACCGCGCATACCATCTCCGGCTCGATTGCCGGCATGAAGTCCGCGTGGCAGAACTGGCTCACGGGGCTGGCGATGGACAACGCCGACATGGACAAGTTGACGGACGACCTCGTGACGTCTGTCGGCTGGGTCATCGACAACGCGCTGCCGCGCATCCAGCAGATCATGGAGCGCATGGGACCGGCTCTCGCCGAGGCCATCAGCGGCGTGCTGCACGACATCTCGCCCGAGATGGGCGACACGTTCGACAAGTTCGCCGAGGCCGCAGGCAAGGTGGCAGACGGGCTGGCCAACATCATCTCGCAAGCCGCTGCATCTGGCGTCCTGGACGCGATAGCGGACGCCATCATCAACATCGGCGACGCCATAGCGAACATCGACCTCGGGCCGTTCTTCGACACGCTGGCCGACCTGCTCGGCAAGCTGAACGAGGCCGCGACGTTCCTGAAGAACTGGAACATCGAGGCAGCCATGGAGAACGGCGGCATGTACGCCGAGGTGACCGACCCGACATCGTGGCACCTGTTCGACGAGAACGCGAAGAGCTTCCAGCGCGACCTCGAGGCGCTCGGCGCGTCCATCTACGACTACGGCGAGCTGTCGGACGCCACCATGCGCAAGGTCGCCGACGCGTACCGCACCAACGGCAACGACATGGAGGCGGCGCTCGCTTCCGCTGGCCTGGAGGTCGACAAGACCACGGGCAAGATCGAGAAGATGAACAGCGTCAAGCTGGAGGAGAAGCTGGCGAAGGTCGAGCTGGAGGACGGCCAGCTGCTGGACTCGCAGGGGCACGTCTACACGTGGAACGGAACCGAGCTGCTCGATAAGGACGGCAACGTAGCCGTGGACGAGGTCGAGCTGATCGACGCGCAGGGCAACGTCAAGACCTGGAACGGCATGACGCTCGAACCGAAGAAGACATACGTGAGCGTCGACACCAGCTCGATAAACACCGCGAAGACGGTCTGGAGCCTATGGCAGCCAGCCACGAAGTACGTCGACCTCGTCGCGAAGGTCTCGACCGGCAACGCCTCAGGCGGCTTCTTCAGCCTGCACGCAGGCGGCGGCTTCATCACGGACGGCACCGTGTCGCTCGGGCGCGACAGGCTCGGCATCGAGCACATCGCGGGCGAGGCTGGGCGCGAGTGGGTCATGAGGCACGCGGACGGCACCACGTCCATCGTGCCCATCGAGAACAGGAAGTACCTCGAGCCCTACGCAAGCGCCATCGCGTCGATGATAGACGGCGTCGGCACGAGGAACCCGACTTACAACATCACGGTCAACGCGTCAGGCGACGGCGACGACATAGCGCGCCAGGTCACGAAGGCCATCCGCGCCCAAGAGCTGATGAGGGGGAGAAGGTAGCATGTCGAGCAGCAGTTACTACAGCATCGTCAACCTCGTCATCCAACGCGGCGCGGTCACCGACGGTTATCCGACCATGACGTCGACGTGGGGCATGTCGGGCAAGGGCTTCACAGACGACTGGGGCTACGACGGCTGGTACGACGAGATATGGACCTTTCACGCCTCGAAGAACATGTCGGGCACGATCGTCCAGCAGGCGGGCGCAGGCTCGGCAAAGGGCGACACCGTGTGGACGCGCAACGGCAACAACTTCCACACGTCCGCGTACTGCCAGTACTACCGCAACAAGTACCACCCGGTCACGCTAGGCCGCTACCTCAACGACGTGCAGTTGGACGTGTTGCATAACTCGTCCTCCAACCGAAGGCGGGCGACTTACACTTTCAAGCCGCCGCGCAAGCCGTCGATATCCGAGGCAACGTACGACCCGTCGACGCACAGGATAACCTTCACCATCACCGCAGCGGAAGACGACGGCAAGTACGAGCGCTATGACACGTACTACCGCGTCACGCAGCAGAGCTCGTCCAACATCTCGGGCAGCAACTACCACACCGAGAAGAACACGACAAACTGGACCTCGTTTACAAGCGCGAGCAAGGAGGTCACGTTCGACTACCCATACGCGGAATCTCTGACGACGGGACAATGGGTCAGGATAACGGTATACGCCTACTCGCGCGGGCTGGCCGGGGACTCCGAGACCGTGTCGCGGGCGTACATCTACGCGCGACCGCCGAAGGCGTCCATCACGTCGATCGTGAAGAGCGGCCTAACGTCCACGGACTACGTGACGGTTAGGCTCACGACGAACGCCACGTCGACGGCGCCAGTCGACTCCGTCAAGCTGCAAAGGCTCCGCTCGTCGAGCATCGCGACGGCGGCGGCCGCTGGCCTGGCTGGCGGGTGGGCCGACGTGACGGGCGCGGTCGACAACGGCAACGCCACGGGGCTCACGGACATGGTCGGGGACGCGCTCCCGACTGTTAAGACGCACACCTGGTACAGGGTCGTGTCTGCTCACGGCGCGTTCACCGCCAACTCCGTGCCCGTCGAGGCGGCGTGCCTTTACAGGGCGAAGTCGCCGCAGCAGGACGATGCCGTGGTCTTCAGCTCAATCCAGTCTGGCGATGACGGCAGCTCCATCATCGCGCGCCTGGCGTGGAACGACGACGACTCGAACACGACGCAGGTATCATGGAGCGAGCACGAGGACGCGTGGGAGTCGACAGAGCAGCCGAGGACCTACAACGTGTCATGGGAGGAATCGTCGCATCCGAGCGGCTTCACCCACTCGGCGACCGTGTCGCTCAGGGGCCTCGAGGAAGGCGTCGAGTACTACGTCCGCGCACGGCGCGCGCTAATAAGCGACGACACGACGAGCTACGGAGACTGGTGCTATCCAGCTTCGGCGAGCTACCCGATAACACCAACGACGGCACCAGAAGACGTGGTCCTCACGGTTCCATCCGTCGTCGAGCGCGGAGACGGCATCGACTGCTCGTGGACGTACTCGGGCTCCGAGCAGACGGCGTGGCAGATTTGCTACGACGACGGCGGCGCGCGCAAGGAGCTATTGTCAGGCGCTGGCCCGTCAGGGGCGGCGGTCGTCCCGGCAGCGTCTGTCGATGGCATGGACTCCGTGAAGCTGTGCGTCGGCTTGACGACTGGCGGCGACTGGTCGTACTCGGAATACGTGCCGGTCACTATAGACGTCGCGCCGACGCTCTCGATGAGCGTGTCTTCGACGCTGACGGCGCAGCCAGCGTCCATCGCGTTCACGTGCTCGTCGAGCAGGACGAACGTCACCGCGTACATCACGTCGCTCGGCGTTTCGTCGGGCACTCCTTCGGGAGAGGCCCTGCAAGCCGAGGGCGACGTCGTGTGGTCAGACGTGATTGCGCCTGACTGGACGGAATCGAACGGCGTGTGGACGGCGACCGTCGGTGCCCCGTCAGGGCTCAAGCTGTACGAGGGAGGCAACTACCTTGTGACGGCCATCGCAACGGACACGAAGACGCTGCTGTCCTCCGAGTGGGTGGACGCAGAGTTCTCGGTCGCCTGGGCGCATCAGGCGTACATCCCGTCGGATGCCTCCACGGTGACAGTCGACGGGCTGGCGGCATCCATAACGCCAGCGACGCCCGTGATACCAGAGGGTGTGGACGACGAGGTCGCTGAGACCGACGTGTGCGACGTGTACCGCTCGACGCCCGACGGCGCCTACCTCATAGCCAGGGACGTGCCGTTCGGCAAGACCGTGACGGACAGGTTCGCGCCGTATTCTGACGGCGGCGAGCTCAACTACATCCTCTGCACGCGCACGGTCGACGGCGACATAGCGTGGTCAGATTACACGTACGAGCTGCGGCACCTGTCGCTTCGCATCGACTTCGGCGAGGAGAGCGTAGAGCTGCCTTACGACATCGCCAAATCCGACTCGTGGGATAAGGACTTCGAGCTGCGCGAGCACCTGGACGGCACGCGCGCCGGCTATTGGAACGCCGGGGCGACGCGCAAGTCCACGCTCTCCACCAACGTGATAAAGGTCGAGTCAGCCGAGCAGCGCATGCTCCTGTCGGACCTTGCCAAACATGCGGGCGCATGCTTCGTGCGGACGCCAGACGGATGCGCCTTCCCTGCGGACGTGCAAGTGGACAGCTACGGCGTCGCATACAGCTCGGGCGTCTTGCCCGTGTCCATCTCGGCGACCGAGGTGGCGATGACCGACGCGTTCCGCATCGCGCCAGACGACTGGGCGCCTGAAACGAACACCACGACGACGGGAGCTTAACCATGCTCGACTACGGTTCAGGCTACTCGTCATCCTGGCGCGTCGCGAAGGTGGACAAGGACACCTGGGCGGCGACCGAGGAGATACCGGGACTCGTCTCCGCATCGGTGGAGCGAGACGCCGGCACCGACCTCATCGAGTCGGGCAGCGCGTCGTTCGACGCCGAATTGCCGAACGGCGAGTTCTGGGGGCGGTTGGAGATGCTCGCGGAGCAGGGCGGTCAAGTCGAACGGCAGGCGGTGGCAACGCTGCTGTTCTCGCCCGGCGACTCGACGTCGACAGTCGGCGGCAAGCGGACCGAGTGCGACGGTCGCTCGGTTCTCGCGCCTGCGGAGGACAGGAAGATGCTCGCCGGCTCGTACGCGCCGAAGGGCGCCGACGGGGCAGCGTACGCGGCGTCGCTGATTGCGGCGTGCACTCCCGCTCCAGTCGTCGCCGACGGCTCGTTCACCCTATCGCAGGACACCGTGTTCGCCGAGGGCACGAGCTACCTCGAAGCCGCGAAGGCGCTCGTGGACGGCGCAGGATGGCGCATCGCCATATCGGGCGATGGCACCGTGACCATCGGTGCGAAACCAAACAGCCCGTCGCTCGTGCTCGACTCAGCTCACGCGTCGCTGCTGGGGGTGGAGATTGGAATCAACGGCTCGCTCGATGGCGTGCCGAACCGCTACATCGCCGTGGACGGCGACAGGAACGCAATCGCGGTCGACGACGACCCGGCTAATCCCGCGTCGTTCGCGAGCAGGGGCAGGTACGTCGACATCTACGACTCGTCACCGCAACTCGTGGACGGCGAGTCGCTCGGGGCTTACGCCGCGAGGAAGCTCGCCGAGGCGTGCGAGTCGCTCGAGACGCGCTCGTACAAGCGCGAGTGGTGGCCAAGCGTCACCTGCGGCGACATCGTGGTCGGGTCCATGGCATCTGTGGACCTCGACTGCACGATGAGGGTCGTCTCGCAGTCGCTGGCAATCGGCAAGGGCGTGACGGTGAACGAGAAGGCGGAGGTGCTTCGATGAACAACATGGCGGAACTGGCACGCGCCATCGTGGGCGGCGGAACCGAGCCTCACGCGTCCGAGCACCTCGCGACCGTGTTGAGGCGAGATCAAGACGGCACCTATTGGGTGCGCATACCAGGCGGAGCCGACGAGACGCCGATAACGACACCGATGGTCGAGGCGGCGGACGGCGACACCGTGCGCGTGTCTATATCGGGCGGGCGTTCGGTCATGACCGGCAACGTCACGTCGCCCGTCGCTACCGGGCGCACGGTCGAGGGCGTTTCGCAAGTTGCAACTGCTTCCAAGCAAACTGCCGACGACGCGCTGAACTCAGCGAGCGTCGCGAGCGAGGCAGCGGAGATGGCGGTCAGCAGCGCGGCATCGGCGGCATCGGCTGCTGTCACTGCGAACACGGCAGCGAACTCGGCGCTCGCGCAGCTCGGCACGGTCGAGGACGTGCTCGGTACGGTCAACTGGATAACCGAGCACGGCACGTACTCGCTGACGCAGGACACCGTAGTGGACGATTCGAAGGTCTACTACACGCGAAGCGGCAGCGGCACGAGCCAGGACCCGTACGTCTACACGGCAGTCGCCGAGCCGACCACCGCGGGCTTGCCGACATACTACGAGCTGTCCATCGACGCGGCGCTGTCGCAGTACGTGTCCTCGCACCTCGCGCTCACGAACGACGGCCTGTACGTGCTGAAGGACAACAGCGGGTACAAGGCGCTGCTGTCCAACACGGGCATGACCGTCTACAACCCGTCTGGAGACACGGTCGCGCAGTTCGGAGAGTTCACGAGGGTGGGGAGGTTGGACTCGTCGTACGTAAACATCAGAGGCGAGAACCTCTCGATGATGTATGCGGGCATGAGCTTGTTCGACGTGACCAGCGACCAGGGCGCTTCCGTGAAAGTCGAGGAAATCGACACTTTCTCGGTGCAAGCTGGCCAGATTGTTGGAAAGTATCTAACATCTCCAATAATCTGGATAGCCCCTACTGGGTACAGTGACTGGGAATCAATCGACCACTGGGACTCTATAACCGCCCCGCGCGTGCATCTGAATCCTGGCGAACGCGTCGATGTCTTCGCAGTCGTGAACGGCAAATACGAGCTGCTCCCGTCTGGAGTGACCACGAAGTTCTACTACGACACGGTCGATGTGCCTGACTGGATGGGTTACAGAAAGATAAAGAACGCCGACGATAGCGTCATCGACATCGAGCGGGCCATATTCAAGCCAGGTTTTCCTCGTTATGGCCCGACGTTCGTCAACGTCAACGCGCAAAGCTACACGAGCGACCTGACCGTCGCCGTCTGCAAGATAACGCCAATACCGACGGCCACCGTGACCATTGGGAAGTACAGCGACGTGGACGAGGACGACTCGTACTCGCTCGTCGTCGGCAACGGCACCGCGGACGATGCGCGCTCCAACGCGCTGACCGTTGACTGGGACGGTAACGTCGAGTCCGCTGGCGACGTCACGGCAACCGATTCGAACGACGTTGCCCACAACCTCACCGAAAAGGTCAACCGTTCTGGAGACACTATGACGGGCGCTTTGTCTGTCGATGGAGAAGTAACGGCGACCGATGCTTATGACGTGCTCCACAACCTAACGGAGAAGGCGAACCAGACGGATGTTGACACCGCTCTCGCTGGCAAGGTCAGCAAGTCTGGCGACACCATGACAGGCGCTCTCACGGTCGCTGGCGACGTCACGGCCACCGACGCGAACGGCGGCGCGCACAGCCTGGCGGTAATCGGAGACCGTGTCTACAAAAGCCAAACGTCAGCGGTTAGCATGGCCAATTCGACGTACAAGAACGTCTTGAGCATCAGCATCGACCCTGGCACGTGGATTATCACCGGCGGCGCGGAGTTCGCCGCGAACGCGACTGGAATACGGCAGGCGGTAATATCCACTGTTTCAGCAGCTTACGACGGAGACAACTTCCGCGCTGGCGGCATGCGCGTCAACGCCTACGCGACGTATGACACGTTCATCAACCTTGCGCGCACGATCGTAGTGACTGTCACGACGACCATATATCTCGTGGGTTGGCAGAACTCGGGCGGGGCGCTGAACACCTACGGCATGTTGAGTGCCGTGAGAATCAAGTAGGAGGCGCGCATGGACATTACGCCCTACATCGGCACGATCGTGACGGTCGTGATAGCGGTTGGCAGCGTCTACGCCGCGATAGCGTCCAGGCTGACTCGGCTCGAGACGAAAATCGAGACGCTGACACAGACCACCGAGAAGCACAACAACGTCATCGAGCGAACTTACAAGCTCGAGACCGAGGTATCCAACATCTACCACAGAATCGACGAGATGAAGGAGAACTTGCTATGAAGGACAGCACGAAACTCTGGATAAAGTGCGCGCTCATCCGCGCAATCAAGACCATCTGCCAGACGGCGGTCGCCACCATCGGCGTGAGCGCCGCCATGTCCGACGTGGACTGGCTCATGGTCGGCAGCGCGTCGCTGCTGGCCGGCATCCTGTCGGTGCTTACCAGCATCGCGGGGCTGCCCGAGTGCGACGGCGGCTCGCCGCTAGTCGAGGAGCAGTAGCCATGGACGAGATGAACGGCGAGGTCCAGGAAATGGGCAAGGGCGGCATCGGCGACGGTCCCGTCAAGCCGCCGAAGGAGGGCGGAAATGGCGACTCCTAACATCTACTGGGCTGGCACGCCAAACTACACCAGCGGCAACTACGGCATCGTCGCTCTGTTCCCGCACTGGACGTGCGGCGGCTTCGACGGCTCGGTCGCGACGTTGCAGAACCCGAGCCGCCAGGCGTCCGCGCACTACGTCATCGAGGGCGGCAAGGTCGCGCAGCTCGTGAGCGAGAGCGACAGCGCCTGGCACTGCGGCAACTACTACTACAACATGCGGTCCATCAGCTACGAGCTGGTCGGCTGGTCGGGGCACCCGCCCACGTACGAGACGCTCGACACGTGCGCCCGCATGATGGCGCAGGCGTCCCGCAGGTACTTCGGCGGCGCGAAGCTGGTGCTGGGCGGGAACGTGTTCCTGCACAAGTGGGTCAGCGAATCCGTTTGCCCGG